GTTCCCCTTTATATTAATAAACCATTTAGTTGTTCATGTTATCCCTTATAACAGGGAGTGTCTGAGCAAACTTCTTCTTTATTGCCCCAGCATTCAATCCATCAATTAGTTTTACACACTTAGCACTTTTTAAACTATTGATTTTTTATTTAACGCTTTAACCTTAGCCCCCAAAAACAACATGTATGAATTTAGCATTTTATTCAAATGTAGCTTAGCTGTGATACTTGATTTTACTCAAAACTTTAATTAGATTTTTCACAGAAATGGGCATGTTTACCAATTGACCTTCAATAAAATAGTTGTAATTACTAGCACCTTATTTAACAACTACAGTAGTATCAGGCAAGCACAATTTTGTCCAACAAGATAATCTAACTCGCCCCCCGACGATTTAGCTTAACTTGACTTCTTTCAAAAATTATTGTACTACTTACTTTTTAACTGGCTTTTATTCAATCATCTTGCTCTAAACATTAATATTATTAGCTTTTTTAAAATGTTAGAGGCGCTCATCATGACTCCTGAGCTTTTTGTTTTCCATTAACTATTTGACATATTTTTAATAAGCAATTTAATCTTAAAATAGTTAAGCTCGTATTTTTTCTACAAGTGTCGGCTATTTCTTTTTAATTGAAGCCACAACCTTCTTGTTTTCTCTTCTCAATCTTCTTTTTTATTTTGATTTGGCTGAATGGCGACCAGTCTAGATTATGACATTATCAAAATAAGCACCAAAATCTTAATCATCATTTCGCATATTATATTTAGCATCCCGATTAGATCTGATTGAGGATTGACGCTTGCTAGATTTAATTTAACTTTAATATCTTTATTAAGCTTTTTGATTCTTTCTAGCAATTCTCTGTTTTTAAATTCTGAGCTGTTTCAATTAACTAGCTTTTTATTATGATATTTGCTTTTATTTATTTTTTCTAACATAAGCAGCCCATGACAATTATGGCTTGTAGTTTTATGATAGTTAAGCATTTTACATTTAATTTGCCAAATACACATAGAATCTTGGATCAGAAGACTTTTTAGAAGATTATTTGATGTTTTAAATCACTTAACCTTGTAGAAGTCTCATCCAAAGGAGAGCGGTGAACAGATTAAAGACACCGTTTTTCAAGATTTAGGGCTCTTGACTCACCACAGATTTGTTTTGTTTTGCTGTAGATTGAATATTTTTACTCTGTCTAACTACAAGTCGACAGAAACCAATTAGGATTGGACCTACTACACTTGGAATTAACCTCGGCTAGTA